GAGTTCGATTCATAAGGAGGATGGAAGTCAATTAAAATGACTGGAAAATAAAAACATCTATCTCTTCTCAGCATCTGCATGATACCAATTTACCACTTAAAACGTGACACTTCCACACTTTTTTGTGTCAACTTTATAAATCTCCTCGAAAATCTGCGAATATAGTAAGTATCCTTTCTCTTTTGCGGTAAATGCTTTTACGTGAAACGTGAAGTGCATCTGCAATTTCTTCCCACGTCTTTGCCGAACTAATAGACCACCGTAGATAAAAAACTGTTTTCAGCTCATCATCTAAAGCCTCTAGCGTGGCTTCTATGGCTTTACTAAACTGTTCCAGCCCATTTATCCTTATGTCACTTGACCAACGTGCCACGAGTCTTTCTGTTGGCTTAGAAACGATGTTCGCTTTCCCTCCGCCAATATTACAATCGTTCGATACCTCCGTCTGTATTTCCAACTTACGAATGGCGATTTTTTTATCAATCTGTTGGTAATCAAAAAGTTTTGAATCCAAAGCACGTAATTCTACATCTGACAGTTTGTTCACACGCCTGCTCCTTTATGGTATAATAGTATTGCAATATAATACCAGTCGGGGCAGAGAGTGCCTTGGCTTTTTTACCTCCATCTCACAACATGCTTATCCATATGATACGGCTCATCTAAATCAACCTGCCACTTAGGTCTGCCACCCTGATTCGGTGGCTTGACAGGTCTCTTGATAGGCACACGGCTTTCTGCTAGGAGTGTTCTTATCTTTTCTTCTGACTTTTCAACAATTGGCTTAGCGCCTGATTCCAAACATCTCACATGCCTGAGTGAATAACCTAGCTTCTTGGCCAGCGACTCGATGCTCAGACCTAGTTTTAATCTTATTTCCTTAAATTCTTGCGGTGTCATAGTTTATCCTCCAAAAGTTCCGGGTTAGCATGGATATTTCCAATGACTTCGACAGTATTTCCATTTCTGGCATATCTAAATAAATCACTGTTACAAAACTTTCTCCCAACTGCCCATGAGGCTCTCCAATCTGACCAAAAAACTTTTGATATTCTAACTTTTTTACCTTTTTCGGTTGCGTTTTGGTCGCTCAGCATATCCCATGTGTATCTAACAATATCCCCCTCGAAAATCTCCACACCGTTTTTGTCATAAAGCCCTGTGGATTGCATCAATGTGTAATCAATAATATCAGTTCCGTTATAGTCTGATTCGTTATACATACCAAAATCAGCTATAACGTGTTGCTCCTTATCATGGTATGTCGTTACAACAGACACATCATAAAACATTTCAAATTTTTCAGATGGGGAACCAGGATAATTTCCGTTCCTCCCCCACGCTCTAAACTTAATCATTTTTCTTCCTCCAACGATACCCACCGAAACTGTGGATATTTTTTTGCTTCTTCCTCTGTGCATTTGTAAGCAATATCAAGTATTATTTTTGAGTCACTTGAAGGTTTAATCATAAAGCCTAATTCTGACAAGTAAACAAAATGATACACAGCAAACCTTGGCTCTGGAACATCGACCAGCAGCACGCCTAGTTTTTCAGTCATTGGTTACCTCCATTGACAGAGCGATAACTTGATCTGCTTCTTTGTTAAAATACATGAGCGTTGTACCATTTTTTAAATTTTTGATATCATTTTTAGTCAACTTGACCGTGTGCACATCGTACTCATTATCTTTAAAACGAATTTTAGCCGCTTCTCTATTTGTCATCTTTTTCCTCCCACTTATTTCAAAAACATCTGTTTAAATATAGCCTCAAGTACATCAACCACGATTGCATTGCCTGCTTGCTTGTATAATTGTGTGTTGCTGTTTACTTGCTCTGCTTTTTCAAAATCTTCATCACTGCATCCCATAAGCCTCCAACACTCTTTTGGTGTTAGCTTACGAATGCGGTAGTTATCAACTACCCCTTTACTGTCATCAGTTGTTATTGTGTGCGCCATGTTTTTTTGCACTCTCCCTCTTCTTGTTTTACTAAAAGGATAAGCAGTATCAATGCCATCTCCTTCTTCGGCTATCTGATAGCCTTTTTTTGTTGCATTTTTAATTGCTATCAATTTTGGTCCTTTATAATCTCTAGCCATCAAAGTTGGCGAAATACCATTAACATCATATATATTGCTCTCACTCACAAACGTAGACGGAGTGTTGGCGAAAACAATTATTTTATTAGTACACACGGTTCTAGTCCTCCGCCCTGCATTGTTCCAATAGTTGGAGCTATATAATCAATGTCATAAACTCTAAACCTATTACTATTTTCTCTTGTTTTTGTGTCATATTGTGCTATTTGCTTTATTTCCATGTCAGTTGCGCCACTCTTTCTTCGCTCAAATAGTATTTCTCGTCAACCTCATCTTCTAAAACATCTTTTAGTCTGAGAGTTAACTCTCGTTTTTCAGGGAAGATATAAGGTTCATGTTCACCTAAAATTGATACGCAAAATACTCGTTCTCTGTTCTGTGGAACGCCATAGTCTTTTGCGTTTAGCACCTGCCAATAATTTGTGTAACCTTGTTCTTCTAGCCAATCAAGCCATTTATCAAAATTTGGCTTATGTTTTTTGCCAACTAAATTTTTTACATTTTCCATAAGTAAATACTTAGGCTTCTTAGCAGCTATCACTTTTTGACATTCCCAAAGAAGCCCCGATCTTGTTCCGCTATTCATATCTAGCCCAGCTTGTTTTCCAGCTACTGAAATATCTTGACAGTTGTGAGCAATGGTATTAAACACTGTAAATGAATGATCATCTTCAACTTCAATATCATATACTGTTTCTTGACCGTCATTCTCCAACCCATTAAATGGAAACCAAATATGTCCATCTTCATAAAATGCTTTATCTTGCTCCCCAGTTGTCATTTTAAAGGTTAATGAATAAGTATCTCTTTGATTCACAATTCTTCCTTCGATAATACTTGTAGCTGGTCTACTGTCTTTATAAATTGAATATGGTCGACGATAAACTTTAGCAATACATTGCCCAATACCATAAACTAGCTCTTCAGAGGTTGTAGTACATTTGTAAAGTTTATCAGTTTCAGAGTAGTAACCATCTCCGCTGAAATACCCTTCAACGAAAGATTTTAACAACTCAACTGGTAAGTTCAATACTTCTGGACTAATCTTTTTACCATGAGCATAATACCCAAACTGTTCCGTAAACAACGATAACTCTTTAATTGGAATATTAACTTTGTTCGCAGTACGTTCTTTTGAGATATTATAATCGAATAAACCATTCACTCGATTTTCAAATTCTTCCAATTTAACATCAGGTACAGCAATAATGATTCCACCCTGTTTACGACACCATCCGTCAGCAACATATCTACCCATCAACCACCAGAAATTATTGTTTTCCAATAATGGACTAATGAAATTCGTATGATACGTTCTATCACCATAACCAGTACCCCAAGAGTTGGTATATCCATCCCATACTGGTAACTCGCTGTTTTGATTGATTGATAAACCTAGATAGTGATTCTTCGTCAAACCTTTAACTTCAACCCATTGTGGATCGTGGAACAATCTGTCGTAAGATCGTTTATCATTATTCCATTTTCTATATCGTTCTCTTGTTAAGAACTTATGGTTTTCTGTGGTTTTAATATTATGAATAGCCATACCTTTAATGTTAACAATATCTTTGACACCTTGATTAAAAACATTTGTCACTTTTTTATACTGGTTTGTATGGGTTAAAACAGCATCTCCGATATTGATTTCATCAATACGCTTGTACCCGCTGTTTGTCAGCACCAAGGTGTCTCCTGTAAAACAAGGGAAACTATAGGTAAACAAATCATGGTCAGGTATTGTGTTCGGGTCAATTTTACTAATATCTCCTAGATTCGGACAATCTCCGTGTATTGCATCATAACTTGATAAGGCATATTTATCTATCTCTGCAATTGCCACTACTTCATGCTCTATTCCTAAATTTCTAAGCGCCATGCGTTGTGTTCCTATTCCACTAAACGATTCAAATACTTTAATACATTTCATTCTACCACCTCTTCCAAAACCCTTAGCATCAAATCAGCATCACTATAAACCGAACCCCAATCTTCCATGTCAGAAACAAATGGGTTAGCATAATTCATTGCTATGCTCATAATGTGATAACAGCCGTTTTTTAAAATTTGTTGACGTATCGTCTAGTGTGTATCATATGTCCTCCAAATCAATCATATATTGTCATCTGTTCCGCTTTTTCAAAATGGTCATTAAATAATTCAAATTTCATTATATTCCTCTACTTCTATTTCAATCTTGTATTTATCCTTGATTTGGCTTAGACCACCAAATTCAAACGTCATGTACTTAATGATTTCATGATTATCATCTGTCCATAAACCTGCATCTGTCATGCCGTCAATCAGCGCTTTTATGGTTGGATAAAAGTTTGGTGGATCCATTCGTCTTTTAGTTGGTGCGTAAATCGTCACCACAAGCCCGCAGGGGCTTTTTTTTGTGTAAGTGGTGTATTTACCCTCAGATACTTTTAAACGCCCAATTTGACGAAGATAGGCAGTGATTTTAGCCTTCTGTGTCCAGTGTGGTCTATCGTTAGCATTCAACATTTCTTTTTTGCGTTTTGTATTTGATAAAATAAATTCAAATTTCATTCATCATCCTCTGATTGTGGCTCGCGGTCTTGATTGTGGTTTGGGTTCAAATGGTATTAAGAATACTCAATCACACTTTTTAAACTAACGTTATTTCGTATCCCTTTATATTTTTGCCGTCTTTTAGTTTTCGACTTAAAAATCCATGATTTTTCCCTAAAAAACGACTGGCTTCAGCTAAACTACAAAATTGATATTCGTTGCCGTTCGCCAAACTTTTTAATTTAACTTTTTTGCTTGCACTCATTAAACCCGTTTTCAAAGCATGTAACTGATTTTCGCTCCTTGTCGTCCACTCAAGGTTTTCTACGGAATTGTCTAAAGGGTTTCCGTTTTTATGATTTACAAATCCTTTGTTTTCTGGATTTGGTATAAAAGCTGTGGCAACTAATCTGCTCACTAGATGTGTCTTCATTCTTTTGCCCTTCCATAGCTTAACCCTTTTATCGCTATGTTTACTTCTGACCCTTTTTTGTATCTGGGGTTTTATCTGTCTACGCTTCCACACACGCTTTTTAATTTTCCCGTGGTAGTTGCTGTAAGTTGTTTTTTCGTGGCATGTCCAAATTGTTCCATCTGAACATGCCTCGTAAATACCCTCGTACCCGTCTATGCTCCTAAACTCCATTTTCTCACCTCTTTTTTAAAACGGTAGCATATCATCTGAAATATCCATTGGATTGTTTGCTCTAAATGGACTTTCTTCTCGAGCGAAGTTCGGTGTAGATTGCGCAGGCGCTTGATAAGGCGAGTTGTAATTGCCACCTTGACCTTCACGGGAAGCACGACTTTCCAATAGTTGGAAACTTTCTGCAACTACCTACCTCTGTAACGTATACACGTTGTCCGTCATTCCCTTCATAGTTACGTGTTTGGATTCGACCTGTGATTCCAATTTGTGAACCCTTTTTAGCCCAATTCGCCAAATTTTCAGCTTGTTGTCTCCAAATGACTACGTTTATAAAGTCAGCCTCACGTTCACCATTTTCACCTTTTCGGTTGCGATTGACGGCAAGGGTAAAAGTGGCAACTGCCACATTAGATGGTGTATATCTAAGTTCAGCGTCTTTTGTTATTCTCCCAACCAATACTACATTGTTAATCATTTTTCTTATTCTCCAAATTCTGTTTCTAAAGCTGATATTATTCTGCTTTTCATAGCTACCACCCACACTGTTCAGCCAGCTCTTCTTGACTAAGTGGCTTAATATTTTGATAACCGCTGACTTGATAATTTTTCTTGTACTCAAAGCCAGCTTGTGCAAGAGTAGCCTTGAAGCGTTCTTTTTCATCTGCACTTTCAAAGTACACTTCCAAGGTCATTTTTTGCTTATATTGTTTTGAGCCATTTTCAGCCCCTCTGAGGGCTTCAATGTCATTCTGGGGTAATTGACCACTTTCCAAGATTTCGCCTGTTTCTGGGTCGATTTGGGGCGTTTCTGACGATTTCCGAGCCTGTGCCTGTTGTTTTGCTTGCTGCTCTGCCAAAAGTTGCTCCCTGTCGGCTTCAGCCTGTCGCATTTTTTGCTTCTCTTGCTCAAAAAGATAGTCTGACATGATTTGTTGCATTACATCTGCTAAAGACATTGACTGCAACATACGAATGTACGGTTGATCAGTCATGCCGTACTCAGCACATTGTCCAGATATAGCAGTTTTTTCTTTTTCATGCTCTTGTTGTTTTTGATATTCAAAGGAAACCATATCCTCAAGAGATTTCATTGTGACTTTTTTGAGCGTGAAGCCATCAGCCATAAAATCTGAGGCTTTAATGTATTCCAAGGCTTTTTCATCAAATAGCCTAGTATCTAACATATACTCACTCGCTTTTTTAGCTATGTAATTCTTGACAGCATCGAGTCGGACAGCTTTCTGATGTTCCTCAAAGCCCTTGATGTCACTAGCAATCTTATCAATGACTTTGTCCATCGGTTCGCTGGTATCTTTGATATACTTGTCAAACTCATCAGCGGACTGCGACAACTCACGCTTGATCTTGATACGCTCATCAGAGATTTGTTTTTTGAGTTTACGTAG